ACAACCGAGGAGCATCAGCAACTCAAAGACAGCCTGCAAAGGTTCGGAATCGTTGATCCTGTTATAGTAAATAATAACAAAGAACGAAAAAACATCTTAGTAGGAGGACATCAAAGGGTGCGAATTTGGAAGGAACTAGGAAACGAAACAATCCCTGCCGTTGAAATTAACCTAACATACGAAAAGGAGCGAGAACTTAATGTAAGATTAAACAAGAACGTGGGTAGTTGGGATCACGATATGATGGCTAACCACTTCGATGTGGAGGAGCTCACAGATTGGGGTTTTAAAGCTGAGGAGTTATTCTTCCAGGATGACATAGTAACAGATGGAAATATACCTGATGATGAAGTGCCTGAAATAAAACAAAGCCGTGTATCTTTTGGAGATGTGTATCAATTAGGAAACCACCGACTAATGTGTGGAGATAGCACCAACGAAAAGGATGTAGAAAAACTAATGAACGGAGAAAAAGCAGATCTAATTTTTACAGATCCACCATACGGAGTAAGCTACAAAGGAACTGACTTCGATATTATAAAAAATGATAACCTAAGAGGAGAACCACTCTACGAATTATTATATAATTCTTTTAAAAATCTGTTTAAATTCTCAAAACAAAATCCTGCAGTTTATATATGGCACGCTAGTAAAACACAAATGATATTCGAAACTGCAATAAATGATGCAGGCTTTGAAGTAAAAGAGCAACTGATATGGAATAAAGGAATGAGCCTAGGAAGGAGTGACTACCACTGGGCTCACGAGCCGTGCTTTTATGTGAGAAAAAAAGGACACAATAATGAATGGTTCGGAGATCGTAAAAACAAAACCATACTACGAGAAGGCACAATCGACTATGATAAATTTAAAAAGAAGGAGTTGATCCAAATTATAAATGCAATGCGAGATGAAAGCTCAAGCTGGGAAATAAAAAAAGACAGCGTGCAATCTTACAAACACCCCACACAAAAGCCTGTAGACTTATGTATTAGAGCTTTAGTAAACAATACAGAAGCAAAACACACCGTGCTGGATTTATTCGGAGGATCAGGAAGCACTATGATAGCAGCTCAAAAATTAAACAGGCGATCCTACACGATGGAACTAGACCAAAAGTATGCAAGCGTAGTAGTGGAAAGGTGGGAGCAATACACTGGCGAGAAGGCACAAAAGGTAAAGTAAAAAAAAACCCCCTGAGTTAGGAGGTTAAAAACTATGGAAGTTTTAACTTTTACGACTCGGCAAAAATATAAAAAGAAATCAAATGGCAAAGATTAATCAATTTTTTTTTAGGAAAAAGAAACAAAAGAAACGAAAAGGAATACATAGCAAGAATAAAAGTAGAACTAAAGGTGGACCTCAATATGTGAAACCTTACAAAGGACAAGGAAGATGATACACTTTCAATGTAACAAATGTGGAAAAGAAAAGAAACTGATGAAAGCAACTCTTGAAGTTATAGATGGCAAAGTAAGAACTAGAGAAGCCCTATGTAAATGCGGAAATTATATGCAGGAGCAGGAAAAAGACTTCGGGGGGTTTCCTGGAATAATAAGAACTGAGCCGACACTAAATAAAAAGTGATGGGGAGAGGAAGGAAGAAAGTACCAACAAAAATAAAAGAACTTCAGGGAACTGCAAAACCTGAGCGTATGCTTGAAAACGAAATGCAAGTCGCACTCGTTGAAAAGATACCACTAGCACCTGAATGGTTAAGCGAAATAGGAAAACAAGAATGGATCAAGGTATGCACGGAACTATTTAATAAGCAAATGCTACATCAGATAGATTTATCATTACTAGAAGCGTACTGTAATGCTATAAGTTTACACATTGAAACAGAACAAATGCTAAGAGAAAAAGGAAGGATACAAGTTTATAAAAACGCTGATGGAACACTTAAACATATGCAAGCAGTACCCTATCAAAAGATAGCTAACGATGCCTTAGATAGAGCCTTAAAAATTGCTACTCAATTTGGATTTACTCCAACAGCAAGGACAAGTATAAACCAACCAACACTGATACAACAAAACAATGAATATAACTTCTTCGAATAAAAAAAATAAATATTACTTTGATCAACAATCAGCTGACCGAGCCGTTGCATTTATAGAAACGCATATAAGACATTGCAAAGGAGAACTAGCAGGCAAACTATTTAAGTTAGAAGAATGGCAAAAAAAGGATTTAATAGAACCAATATTCGGATGGAAACATACAGATACAGGACTAAGAAAATACAGATCGGTCTATTGTGAGATAGCACGGAAGAATGGAAAGTCGAGCCTCGGAGCAGCAATAGGATTATATTTATTATTTGCAGACTCAGAACTGGGATCTGAAATTTTTAGCTGTGCAGGAGATAGAGCTCAAGCGTCTATTATATTTGACTTAGCAAAGAGAATGATACAACAAGATCCAACGCTCCACAGTAAAGCTAAAGTTTTCAGAAACTCTATAACATTTCCTAGCAAGGGAAACACCTACAAAGTGCTATCATCAGATGCAAGTTTGCAACACGGACACAATCCAAATGGAATACTTTTTGATGAGCTGCACACCCAAAAGTCAAGAGAATTATATGATACAATGGTCACAGGTACAGGAGCAAGAACACAGCCTCTACTATTTACAATGACTACTGCAGGATCAAGCAAAACAGATGGAAACATATGCTGGGAGGTTCACGATTATGCACAGAAGGTAAAGGATGGAATTATAAAAGATGAATCATTCCTACCAGTATTATATGCTGCAAATGAAACAGATGACATACAAGATCCTGAAACTTGGAAGAAAGCAAACCCAAATCTAGGAGTGTCGATCACCGAGGAATACCTAAAAAGCGAAGCGAAGCGTGCTGCAGAATTACCCAGCTATGAAAACACCTTTAAAAGATTACACTTAAACATATGGACTACATCAATAAGCAAATGGATAAGCGACTCAATATGGATGGAAAACTATGAACCAATAGATCTCGAAATTTTAAAAGGACAAAAATGCTGGGGTGGATTAGACCTAGCATCAACGATGGATCTAAGCTCGCTAGTTTTATATTTTCCTATGGAGGAGCAAAAAGATGTGGTGCTGGTGTGGTTCTGGTGTCCTGAAGCCTCAGCCGAAATAAGAGGTAGAAAATACAAGCTACCATACGATGAATGGATAAGAGATGAATACATAAAAGCAACACCAGGAGATGTGCAGGATTATGAATACATACGAAAAGACATAAATAATATTATTGAAGATTATGACTTACAAAGTATAGCCTTTGATAGATGGAACTCAAGCCAACTGATAATACAACTAAGCCAACAAGATGGAATACCGATGTCACAATTCGGACAAGGATATCGTAGTATGTCTGCACCGAGTAAAGAACTAGAAAAGCTGGTGCTTAAAAAAGAGATCAATCACTTAAACAATCCTGTGATGAGATGGCAATGCGAAAATGTGCAATTACAGACAGATCCTGCAGGAAACATAAAAATAAATAAACAAAGAAGCTCAGAAAAAGTAGATGGAATGGTAGCACTTGTAATGGCTCTGGGCGAAATGATGACAGATGAGAACCCAGGCGAATCAATATATAATGATCGTGGAATTTTAACTTTTTAAAAAAAACTTTATGCCAATACCAATAGAAATACTAGCACTACTAAGCCCTGCAGGTTTTGAAAAACGCTTCCATAAACACTGCAAAAATTCTAAAAACTATGAACACGCATACGAATTAACTGAAAGAGAATATGAACAAAACTTCGGAAAAAGGAGATACTCCTCATATGATAGCTTTAGAGTTACTAAAAATCGGAAAAATCGAAACAATGCTACAAGGCGAAATGAATAATTAATCGTATAATTGGCGACTTAAAGCCAAAACTTATATGGGATTATTAGACACACTGAAAGGTGTTTTTATTAGTAATAAAAAAACTGAAAAACGGAATAATTTTCTAGCAGCAATGACAACTCGAGGATCATCGAGTGGAATGTCAGTAACAGATGAAACAGCTATGAACTTCACAGCTGTGTGGGCTGCAATCCGAATACTATCAGAATCAATAGCACAACTACCTCTTGCAGTTTATCAAGAGGATAAAAAAGGTAATAAAGCCGTTGCGACTAAACATCAACTTTATAACTTACTACACAGAAAGCCAAATGAAAATATGACTACCTATACATTCGTACAAAAATGTATGATAGACTTATTGACAAGAGGAAACTCATTCGTTTATATAAAAAGAAACGGAGGAGCAAGACCAGTAGAACTCCTACCATTACTACCCACTGATGTAAAGTTAGTAGAAAATGATGGGATCATATATTATGAATTACAAGAAGGAGGAATCGTTGATCAATACGATATGCTACACTTTAAGGTAATGAGCAAGGATGGACTTATAGGAATGTCACCAATAGATGTTGGTGCGAATGCAATAGGTTATGGATTAGCTTTAGAAACTTACGGATCTTCTTTCTTTGGAAACGGAGCAAAAGTAAGTGGTGTATTATCTACAGATCGTCATCTTTCAGATGAAGCAATCGAAAGATTAAAGGTTTCATTTCAGGAAAACTATACAAGAATCGGAGATGCTAATAAAACAATGGTGCTAGAGGAAGGCTTGAAATTTCAACAGATCAGCTTATCAAACGAAGCGTCTCAATTTTTAAATAGTCGTGAGTTTTCAATAACAGAAATAGCTCGACTTTTTAATTTGCCTCCTCACCTACTTAGGGACTTGACTAAATCCAGCTTTAATAATATATCGGAGCAAAGTAGAGAATTCGTGCAGTATTCATTAATGCCTTACTTAGTAATGATGGAAAGCGAAATGAACTGTAAACTATTCAGATCCACTGAACTAGGTAAAGTAGAAGCGAAGTTTAATGTGAGTGCTTTATTGCGAGGAACTCCAAAAGACAGATCCGAATACTACAGAACAATGCTAAACATTGGAGCAATGAGTATAGATGAAATAAGAGCCTATGAAGAACTGCCTACAATTGAAGGTGGAGATAATCACTTTATGCAATTAAATATGGCTACCCTTAATGATATAATAGATGGTGGAACTTTAAAAACAGAAACAAATGCCGATACCAAAACCAAATAATAAAGAAACTAAAAAAGAATTTATTAATAGGTGTATGGCTGATACAACAATGGTAAATGAGTATGATGAAAAACAAAGGCTAGCAATATGCGAAGCTCAAATAGAAAATAACAAAACAATGGAAAGAACAATAAATGCACGACATATTAAAAAAATTATTGAAGATGAAGAAACCATCACTATCGTTTACGGTAAATCTGAAGATTTCGAAGGTGTGGAAATTGATACAGAAAATGAGATCGTGGAGGATGTAGATGAAGTAGTAGAAGAAAAAGATCACATCCCAGGACATACAGATGAGGAGGAGATAGTCGAGGAGATAGATGAGGAAGAAGAAGAAGAACTCGATGAGGATGATGAGAACGAATACAGAAGTGGAATGAAAATAAATGTCTGGGATAAAAAACACACCCAAGAAAAGCGATACTTTGAAATAGAAAGCAGGCTAGACACAAAGAATGGGAAAGATGTGGTAATAGGACACGCTGCGGTTTTTAATAGCCTGAGCGAGGACTTAGGCGGCTTTAGAGAAAAGATCCAACCTGGAGCATTTGATGATGTCTTAGAAAATGATGTGCGTGCTTATTTCAACCACGATCCTAACTATCTACTCGGAAGAACAAGTGCAGGAACGCTAAGATTAAGTGTAGATGAACAAGGACTAAGATATGAACTAGATGTCCCAAATACAACTGCAGGTCGAGATTTAAAAGAAAATATGAGATTAGGGAATATCACTCAATCCAGCTTTGCATTTACAATAGGCAGGGATGGTGATGCTTGGGAAAGAAATGAGGATGGTGCTGATATAAGGATCATCAAAAAGGTCAATCGCCTATATGATGTCTCCCCAGTAAGCCTCCCTGCTTATCCTTCGGCAAATGACCTAGCACTAGCAACAAGAAGTAATATGCTGGATAAAGAAAACACAAGAAAAGAACTAGAAGCAAAATATGAAGATCATTCTATATTGAATTTAAAAATTAATTTATTAAAAAGGAAAAAATGAAAAAATCACTAGAACTTAAAGAAACTCGTTCTAGCTTAGTAGATACTCTAGAAGGCATTAAAAATACTGCAGAAGGAGAGTCGAGAAGCTTGAATGAAGCAGAAAACATCGAAGTGGATAATACATTAAAAGCTATCGATGAGTTAGATGAGCAAATCACTAGAGCGGAAAGAGTAGAGAAAGAACTAAGAATCTCTGCTGCAGTAAGTGGTGCTAAAGTATCAACAGAATCACCAAAGGAAATGAGAAACTACTCATTCCAAGAAGCAATGAAGCAAGCAGTAAACGGCTCGCTAAGTGGCTTAGTTAAAGAGATGGATCAAGAAGCAAGAAACGAAAATCCTAATCAAAATTATAGAGGAGTAGCAATACCTCACTCTATATTAAATCAAAGAGCAGCAGTAACAACTGCAGCGTCAAGTGGATTAGAGGTTCAAAGTTTCACTGATCAATTAGAAGCAAACTTAGTGCTAGCGTCAGCAGGTGCTAATTTTTACTCAGGAGTTGCAGATCAAAAATTTCCAATCGTTGAATCAATCTCATCAAGCTGGGTAGCGGAAGATCCAGGATCTGATGTAGCAGCAGCAGGATCTACTACTAGCTTAACATTGACACCTAAGAAATTGATCTCAGTTGTTGATTTATCTAGAGAAGCAATGACTCAAAACGCAGGCTTAGAAGCAGCGATCCGTAGAAATATGGCAGCTAACATCGCTTCTACTTGGGAGAAGGCTTTATTAGCTAAGTCAGATGTATCAGGAGCTCCTACTTCTATCTTTGCTGATGTTACTGCATCATCAACAGGTGTAACAGCTGCAGACTTTATCGATTTAGAAGCTACAGTACTTGGAAATAATGTACCATTAGAAGGAGCTAGAATGGCTTACTTATTTGACAAAGATGCGTACTCGTCAATTAGAACATTACTACAAACTACTGGTGTAGCAGCATTATGGAATCCACAAACTAAAGAGTTAAATAACTACTATGGGTTCTTCTCTACAAACGTAGGTAATGGTGGTACTGCTGATAAAGCTCACGCTATCTATGGAGATTTCAGCCGTGTACATTTAGCACAGTTTGGTGGCTTAGATTTATTATATGATCCATATACTAAGTCAAGACAAGGACTAGGAACTCTTATAGCTACTACTTTAGTTGATGGCGATGCAACAGATAATACTACTGCATTTGCAACTTTAGTTGAAGCATAATAGTTAAAAAATTGAAGGGAAAATGGGGGGAAATTCTCCCCCTATTTCTCCTTTTATTTACGTATTGCTAAATCAATTCTAAGGCACAAATAAAGCCCTGTGTTGCATTATAGCACTACAATGAACCGAGTATACCTAAAAAGCGAGAAATTAGAACTGTCGAGATTTGCAGGGTAAGAAAAAGATGGGTAAAAAACGCATAATAAATATTATGTTAAATAGAAAAATAGACAAAATAATATGAAATATTTAGATGTAACTACATATCACGACACTCAAATAGTAAGCACTGCTGACTTAAAAGAACATCTAAGAATAACTTTCAGTGATGATGATACCTACATCGCTAGTTTAGAAAAAGCGGCTGTTCGTAGACTCGAGGAGTATACTAATCTGTTGTTATTAAACTCTACTGTTAGACAATATGGGTTTGAGTTTTCAGACTTAGAAGTGTTATTTAAAGGTCCATACTATCCTGAAGGAATAACAAAAGTATACTCATATATAGGTGGATCGTGGGTATTAATAAGTGCTTCTGACATAGAATTTATAACGAAAAGCCTCCCAATGAGAGTATATAAAATGCCTGATGCTACCCTGTCTACACCTGATGATGTAAAACAAAAATACTATTGTGAGTATCAACTAGGCTATGAAACCGCAGATGAAATACCTGATCCATTAATACAAGCGATCAAAATAATGGTAGCGGATATGTATGAAAATAGACAAAGCGTGATCGTAGGTAGACAAGTGTCAGAAATACCAAAAACTGCGGAATATTTAATGATGCCATACAAGATACAAACACTATGATAGGAGTAGGTCAACTAGATACTAAAATACAGGTGCAATCACCATCCACCACTGCTAACCCCCAATATGGTGGTATACAGGATACGGAATATGATACACCAAGTGGAACTCCAGACAGTGTATGGGCATATATGATATGGAAAAGTGGTAGAGAAAAAGAAGAAGCCGATCAAATGACTGGAGAAACAATAGTCGAGTTTTATATAAGATGGGAATCATATAAAGAAAAGATCCAACCTAACTGGAGGATAAAATATGATGACACAGCAGGAACATCACAATATTATTATATAGAAAAGATCCAGCATATAGATGGAAGGCATAAGATCACTAAACTAACAGCAACACAAAAAGATAATAACTAATGGAGTTAAACGCAAGAAAAGTAATCGGAATGCGAGAGCTACAAAGAGCAATGCGTAAAATTCCATATGAGGTAAAAAAGTCGAAATTTATGATGGCCGTATTCAGACAAGCGGCAAAGCCAATCATCGCTGCAGCAAGAACTGAACTATCAGGATATAATGAATATAGTCAAACGGGACAATTAAGAAAAAGTATAAAAGCATTTTCAACAAGAGCGAGCCGAAGGCTTCCAGCTTTATACGTAGGGCCAAAAGCAACAGGAGGAAAAGCGAAAAAGAACAAACAAAGAGGAGGAGGATACTATGGTGCAATGTTAGAATATGGAACAGCAACCGCCTCAGCTCATCCTTTTATGCGACCAGCGTGGGAAAAATCACAAGGATCGGCAGGAGAAATATTAGTAAATGGTGCTGCAGCCGTAGTGCAAAAGATATTAAATAGAGAAGCAAAAGGATTAAAAAGATTATATAAATAATGAGAACTGGAGCAATAATATATCCTATACTATCATCATATAACACACTAACTAATATGGTGGCTGCTAGTAAAATCTTTGCTGTTCGTGCTTTACAAGGCACGCAAGGACCATACATAGTATATAGAGAAATAGCTTCTACACCAACGAATACCAATGGAGATAGCTTAGACACTAGTGCTGATCCACGAATTAGACAAAGAAGCATACTGGATGTATATACTGTGCAAATTTCAGTATTTGCAGATACCTATCTAGATGTAGAAGAAATAGCAATAGCAGTAAGACAAGCACTAGATAGAGAATGGGGTTCAGCGACAACTTTATATGCAGATGAAATATCGCTAGACTCCTGCGTTTATCAAAGCTGTGTGGATGACTATGATGATGACTATGGAGAAAGAGGTATATATATCAAACATTTAGATTTTAGTCTGCGAGTAAATAGAATATTTATAAGTAATACATTTTTAAATGAAAAATCTATACATTTTGATGGAGTAGATGATAAATGCGAAGGAATAGATAGCTCATTATATACACCTACTACTGATGGCTTCTCAATATCGGTATGGGTTAAAATGGACACTACAGGTGCTAGTGAATGGATAGCAGGTAAAAATGCTCAATGGGGGTCTGGTGCGTATCATTATGAATGGGACTTGTTAAAAAGATATAATGACTCTATAAGATTTCGAACATTTTTCGGTGATAGTTTAACTAATAATGTGGAATTCGATAGCGTACAAACTATAGGCACTGACTGGACTCATATCGTGGTATCATACGATGGAAGTCAAACAGCTGCAGGATATACAATGTGGATTAATAATACTGAATTAACTCAAGCTAACACACTAGCTGAAGTGACATTAAATGGTTCATACGGATCAATATCCGATACCATATGTAAATTTATGGTGGGCTTTTCAGGATCAGATTCAATGTCAGGAAATGTGGATGAGGTAACTATATGGAGTGAAGTATTATCATCTACTAAAGTTTCTAATCTTTATAATAATGGAAAAGCAGGATCACCCTTAGTAGCACCTACTGTAAGTGATAATTTAGTTGGATATTGGAGAATGGGAGATGGAGCTACATATCCAAATATACCTGATAATAGCCCTCAATATAGCAATCAAATAGTAATGACAAATATGACATCAGGAGATATAGAATCAGATGTCCCACCATCATAAGATATGAATACAAGATACTGCATAATAGAAGCTACAAATATAGATAATATAGATTTTTCAAAAGTTATAGAATCTAAAGATACAATAAGATACAAACTAGATGGATCAGAATTTATAGTTAAATACATAGGAACTAAACCTGAATGTTTAAATGAATATACCGACTTAAGTCACACTGATATATTAAATATAGTTAAGAACCCAGCACTCGGCTGGACAAATCAAATATAAAATGGAAGATACTAAATTAATAAAAGATTATACTAGCGAACACGGAAGGATATATCCATCAGGAAGCTATATAGCGTGTTGTAGAGAAACATATAATATATTAGTTGATCAAGGAATAGCTGAAAGACATCCAGGAGATAAAGCTAAGAAACAACCTAAAAAAGCAAAAACAAATGGCAGCAATAAGTAGTCAAAGGATAAGTGAAACAGGACTAACTCCTACGTTAACTGTTCCTGAGTCATCATCTAATACTTTCACAAATAGTGGTAATGAATTTATAATGATCCAAAACAACGATGGATCAACAGCTAATACAGTAACTGTAACTGCTACTACTACTGATGTGGATCTACCCTTATATGGAGATTTAACTAAGAGCAATGCCTCGCTTTCAGTAGCGGCAGAAACTACGGCATTTATTGGCCCTTTCCCTTTAGGAGCATATGCAGGAACAGATAACGCTGTCACCTTTACATTAACCTCAACATCAAATGTAAAAGTGGCAATTTTAACATTAGAAGATTAATGGCAAACGGAATAATAAATGGGAATGAGTACTATGTAAATATTGCTGGTAAGTATATCATCGGTGGTATTACTGCTAATTTATCTTTTAAAACAGCAACTAAAGATCTAACTTGTAGAGAAACTTATAACTGGAAATTAATATGCCCATCTTCGAGAAGCTGGAGTGTAGAATTTGAAGGAAAGTTTATGTTTGATTTTTTAAATTCTTCTATATCAGCATCTCAAAGGCCCTCAACCTTTGTATTAGAAAAGGCATTCTTTGCTCAAGGATCAACATATAGTAGAGATGTATACCTAGAATTTTATAGCCTCTCAACTGGAAACAGATGCTGGTATGGATATGGATACTTAAAATCAGCAAGTATAGATACACCTAACGAGGATAGCTCAACTGTTAAATTAAGTTTGATAGGAAAAGGAGCTCCAACAATGTATCAAGTAACATAACAAGAAAAAAAGAAACAATTGATGATTAAATTAATAAAAATAAATATAAATTAGAAACCTTAAAAATTAAACAAAAATGGCAACAGATGGAGTAATTAATGGCACAAAATTTGCTGTATACGCTGGGACAACTAAGGTAGCGTATGCAACATCAGCCTCAATAACAATGAATCACAATCTTAGAGATACGAGTACAAAAGACTCGGCTGGATGGCGTGATCAATTAGAAGGACAACGTGACTGGGAAGTTTCAGTAGAGGGTATGTTAATATTTACAAACCTAGATGGAACGGCAATCACAGGACTAACAATGAATGAGTTATATACAAGCTATATAGCAACTAGGGACTCTTTCACTTTAAAATTCTCAACTGAAGTATCAGGAGATATCAAATGGAGTGGAACTGCGTTCTTGACAAGTTTATCTGCAGACACACCAAATGAGGACTCTAGTACTTGGAGTGGATCATTTAGTGGTTCGGGAGCATTAGTTCAAGCAGCAGTATAACAATCTAGAGCGAATCCTTGCTGCCTTTTTATTTCTTAAAGGGGTGGCTCGGATGACCTCTTTATTTATTAACCTTTAAGAAAAATAAAATGACATACGAAATAATAGAATTAGGAGGTGAAAAATACCCTCTATTTTTTGGATTTAATGGACTAAGAAAATACTGTGCGTTAACAGGAACATCACTAAATGCACTTATGAATTTAGGACAAGACATAACGCTAGATGAAGCGTTAAAATTAGTATTAGTAGGAATAGAAGAAGGGTGTAGAAAGTCAGGTCAAACCTTTGATTTAACAATCGATGAGCTAGGCGATACTTTAGATCAAGATATGACAGGACTAACTAGAGCCTTAGAAATATTCGGAGAACAAATGGGACATAATATGGCAACTCCTACTGACACTACAAAAAAAAAGATCCAAAAGAAAAAGAGGAAATAATAACCTTCGATAGTTTAGAACGAATAGCACTAGGAGAACTAAATATGAGATTGGATGATTTTTATAATATGACACCTCGGAACTTTGCTAATGCTCAATTAGGATATAAGGCTATGTATGATCAAACCCAACAAGCAGAATGGGAGCGATCAAGATGGATGGCGTGTGTGATCATTAATCCTCATCTAAAACGAGCAATAGATCCTAAAAAAATTACTCGCTTTCCTTGGGAGATAAAAAAGAGCTCTGTAGATTTTAATCAAGAACTCATAGATAAAATAAGAAAAGAGTCAGAATATGATGATAAAGTGCAAGAATCAATAAATAAAGACAATGCCTAAAAAAGCCCTCGCATCCTTAAATGTAGTTATTAATGCAGTAACATCTCCTCTTTTTAGAGGACTAGCAAAAGCACAAAGACGTCTCGCAGTATTCGGATCTAAAATGAAAGCTGTAGGAAGAAGTATCACTACAAGTTTTGCTCTCCCTTTTGCAGCGATTGGTGCTGCAGGAGCTAAAATGGCAATAGACTTTGAAAAGAATATGACCAAGATAAATACCTTGGTGGGTATTTCAGCGAAGGAAGTCAATGAAATGAGTAAAAGTGTAATGAGCCTTTCAGGACAAACGGCTCAAGCACCAGCCGATCTAGCTGATGGTTTATTCTTTTTAACTTCTGCAGGACTCCGTGGTGCAAATGCAATGTCAACCTTAGAAGCAGTTTCTAAAGGAGTAGCAATAGGACTTGGAGAACAAACTGATCTAGCGAAAGTCGCTGCTGCAGCTCAGAACGCATACGGACAAGAAACGATCACTGCTGCCGAAGCATTAGATGTATTTGGAACTGCAGTAAAAGAGGGTATGTTTGAAGCCTCCGACTTAGCGGAAGTATTAGGAACGCAACTCGGTATGGCTTCTAGCCTTGGAATTTCATTCCAGGAAGCCTCAGCTTTTATAGCTACATACACTAAAACAACAGGAGATGCTAAAGCAGCCTCTACAAGTTTCGGGGGAGTAATGATGTCGCTAGCAAAAACAACTCCACAAATGGAGGAAGCACTAAACCGTGTGGGAATGACAGGGGACTCGGTGCGAGCCAGCCTAGGCGAAAAAGGATTAAGACAAACCCTTATAGATATAAAATCTGCCTTTGAAGAAAACAATGTGCCTTTAACTAAAATGTTTAGTAAATCTCAAGCATTAAAAGGGGTGCTTGGTGTATTAGGAAACCAAACAGAAGTATATGGAGATGTTCTAGATGGAATGGGACAATCTGCAGGAATGGTAGAAAAAGGATTCGGAACGTTAGAAAAGACTGCAGGGTTTAAAATGCAAAAAGCATTCACTAATCTAAAGAATGCAGCAATGGAACTTGGTGCTATACTGATGCCGCTTTTTACAACAATAGTCAATGGTGCAGTTGCAATTGGAAAAGGCTTCACAGAATTAGATGGTGGAACTAAAAAATTAATAATAGGTGCTGCAGCTCTTCTAGCTTTTAGTGGTCCTTTGATGACAATAGGAGGTACAATCCTGTCAGTTATGAGTGCAATCATATCTCCTATAGGATTAGTTGTTGCAGCTGTGGGTGCTTTGATTGCTGTGATAGTAAATAACTGGTCGACAGTAAAAACTATCTTTGTTAACTTTATTAATTATTTTATTACTTTATATAACGAATCAATATTAGTAAGAGCAGTTATACAAGGTTTTATTATGAATTTTAAAAACGTCTTAGCTGCTGGAGTTTTCTTAGGAAAAAATCTAGTTACTGTATTTACTGCTATGAAAAACGCTTTTATGGACATCATAGGAGGTATAGGAGATATCCTACTAGGAATTTTAACATTGGATGCTTCTAAAATAAAAGAAGGATTTAAAAAAAGCCTAGGAGGTGTTAGCGATGCTGTAAAAGAATCGTTTGATGGGGTGGCTGAAAATGCTAAAGAGTTGGGAGAGAAAGTAGCTCAAAACTTTGGAGATGCAGTAGAAAATACAGTTAATGGTAAACCTTTACAGATGATAACTGAGGATGATGTACAAAATACAGTAGACAATGTAGGGGGGTGGTTTATGGATAAGTTAGGAGCGGTAAAAGATAAACTAAAAGGATTTATGGGTGGATCAATACTATCTGTGCCTGAAGGACCAAGTGCAACAACAACCACTCCAAGTACAACATCTGATGATGGATCAAAAAACCTTAGTAAAACACTAAACAAGAAGAAAACCTTAATACAACAATATCTAGATTGGGCTAAAAATGAATATGCTGATTTTTCAGAAAAGGTAAGTCAAGTATGGGGAGCTATAAGTCAAGTAGCAGGTGCAGTTTTAAATGGTATTAGTGCAAAGTTTGCTGCCGAAGCTGAGAAACAAAATACAATATTAGACAATCAACAAACTAAAGAACAAGAAGCATTTGATAACCAAAAAGAACTAGCAATAGCTAAAATTGAAAACTCTAAAATGAATGAGGAGCAAAAAGAAAAAGCACTAACTGATATAAAAGAAAGATACGAGATCAAACAAGAAACACTAGATAAAAAGTTTGATGATAAAAGAAAAGCACTACAAAAAAAACAAGCCGAAAGACAAAAAGCATTAAATATAGCAAACGCAATAATGGGTACAGCCCAAGCTATAGTGCAGGCTTTAACAGTGCCTCCACCAGCAGGATTAGTATTAGCAGGAGTCGTGGGTGCTTTAGGTGCTGCTCAGATCGCTGCCATAGCTTCAACCCCAATACCACTAGCTAAGGGGGGACTAGCATACGGACCAGTAAATGCAATAGTAGGAGATAATCCTGGAGCGGCAAATGATCCAGAAGTTATCGCTCCTTTATCTTCACTAAAACAAATGCTAGGAGGAGAAATGAATCTAACTGTAAATGTGGGAGGTGTATTAAAAGGAGATGACATATACCTAGCAAATAATATAGCGGATGAACAAAGAGTAAGATATATATAATGGCTTATCAAAGAACATATTTTTTTAATTTTGTAGATGAAGGTGGTATAACCTATCGCTTAGAAATGTATGATGGTGCAAGCCCACCAGCCAGCCAGCAGGATAGAGAAGGGAGGCTAGGAAAAGATGGATGTAAAATAAAATGGGGATCGGATGGGAGTGGAATGTTTGCACCCTTAAAGCCGTCTACTTTAAGTTTTGAATTTACGGTATGGGATTATTGGAGTGCATCCTATATCCAGTTATTAAGAACAGCACGACAAGAGCGAGATGTATATGTAGGTCTTTATAGAGAAACGGTAGTAGGTAGTAATAGCCCTCAATACCATCCATTATGGGGTGGGTTTTTATTAATGGATTTATCCGATGATCCTGATATGGCAATGCCCTATACAATAACTATAAGAGCTATAGATGGAATCGCCTCCTTGAAATATATAGATTTTGTACCACAAGCAACCACCCAAAATGCGAATCACGAATACTCAAGAGCGGATACGTATATGGCGGATACAAATAACTCTCAGCCTACCTGGAGAACCTTTAAACTCTTAATACATTTAGCATTAAGAGAGTGTGGGCCATTTGATGCAAGTGTCGGATCAACCCAAACTGAAGCAACTTTTAAGACTGCTGTACAATGGTTTAATGGAGATCATCCTAGCACAAGTATTGATCCAATGACTCATACTAGAGCCAATCCTTCTGTCTTTTATGAAAGGATAGATATGGGAGAAGATAATGAGCCGAAATGGAAGGCTTCATCTTGCTATGATGTATTAAAAGCAATTTGTAAAGCGTGGGGAATGAGATTAGTATATTATAAAGGATCTTATTATTTTATACAAATATCGTTATTTCATAAGACTGGAGCAGGAAATCAAGCATCACCAGTAGATATTCCAAACTTTACATATAATATAAGTAATGCTGTACTTGTAGGTTCATCAGATAGTATAGAAAGGTGGTGGCAAAAATATCAGTTAACATTAGATAATACTCTAACCTCGCCTGAATGTAGAAATTTAAAAATGGCAGGAGGATCATATAATGTATTGCCTGCATTAAAAAAAGTTACTATTGACTTTTTAAATGTTGACAATAATAATAGATTCACAACCTTCCCACCTATACCATTGACAAGCAGTATAGGTGCTCCAACAAGTAATGGTAGTTATTATGAATTTACTTCTATGGGAAATTTTACATTTGATGGTGTAAATGATCAGGACTTCTTCCAAAGGATATATCTAGTATTTAACAACACATCAGGATTTGCTGGGCAAATTGGGATGAGATTTACATTATGTGCGAGGATAGCTGGAACAGGATCAAACACGGTAAATGAAACTCCCATCAATAATGGCTGGACTCACTTTTTATTTTACAATACTACTACGGAAGTATTAGAGTGGTATGGTCCTCTTGGCCTCGCTTTTTTAGGTTTTGAAATAGATATATGGTTTCCTATTCCAGCAGGAGCAAGTACTAAAGAATTGACTGGGGAAATTATTAATCAATACTATTCATATCCACCATTCCCTGCAGGAACTGGAACTACTAACTATCCATTATTTGCGGCTGGAGATTACGAGGTAGGCTACTATGTTAATTCAAATGCCTCAACAACCTCTGGAGGAATAGTGATGGGTAATTGGTGGGGAACAGGACAATTTGGATATGGATCAGGAGCAAACTCAACTAATCCGTGGGATGCAGGAGTCTCCTATACAGATCCAGCTCAAACGGCTGGAGTAGGTGCGTCAGATTTTGCACCAATTATAAATGGAGCAATAGGATCAAATATGACTACTACCTCACTGACTCAATCAGGAGATGATACAGCCGAGATAAAGATAGATGATGTGTTATTCGGAGATACAGGAAACAATGCATCAGAAGGATGTCTACAAGTTTATGATGGATCAACCTGGAATGCTTCAGACTTTGCAGGAAACTGGGGAGAGCAAACACTCACAGGTGGAAATTCCTTCTCTCAACAATTAGCAACAGATATCATCGATACTCAATCAGAAAATATCCTAAAGTTTAATGTAACCACTACACTACAACCTCAAGAAAGCGTATACTATAATGATGGCTATGCTGATAGGCCGCAATTTGCTGCTCCAACTTCAACGTTTAAAACTCCAGCTTTTACGGCTGCAGCTGCAACTGAGAAAAGATGGCTAATGCATACAGGCGAATGGAATGTAATGAAACAACAATGGAAGTGGGTATTATATGAGATTGAAAGATTTAATAAACCTACCACTACTACTACGAGTAGAGTGGGAGGACAAAACTCAGGAAATGTCGGCTTGCCAGGAGCAGGAGTGCCTACCACTAATAATAGTGCGAGAATGGGTAATCCTGCAGCAGGGAACTCAAGAGCAATAGCACAGTTACAAAGACAACAAAGTGAACCAATCGCTACAGTAAGTACAACTCAAGCTATTAGTCGGACTATTGTAGAAGGGTATGAATATAAACAAACTATCACCAGTATAGCAGTAAGAGAAATGCCTGAAGCACTATTAAAAACAGGAGATAAAATATTATTATATACATCAACTACAAAAAAATATGGAGATCCTGGTGCAACAGAACCCACAGATCCAATTTTAAGAAATCATAGTATAGAGTTTGAAGTGAGTGCTGATCAAGCTGCAGATGCAACATCGATAAGCGTAACATCCCAAGTCATATATCAAGACATTATAGCAGGAGATAAAATATCATTTAGCCCTAAAGATTTGATCACTCAATATCAAAATAAAACAAGAGGTAGTATAGGAGGAATGGAAGTAACTGCTACGAGCATAGATGGAGCAAGAAGTGTAGGTAGAAATGTTATTAGTTTTAGAGTAGAAGGGGATGGTTTAAGTAGTGGATCATACTACGTACTAAATGGAGAAGATAGTACTAGGAGCGGTAGATTTCAACAAATCAATACTAATGCTCCTACAAGTATAGGTACTCAAAGATCCTTTAAATCTATGAAATTTATAGCTGATGGAGCATACACAATCGAAAGCGGTAAAGCGGTAGTAAGTGGAGATTCAGGGTGGAGTGTAAATCTCGATTTATATAAAGCATCAACAGTAGATGAATCAACATCGGTACAAGCAATGACTTTAATAGGAAGATATGTGCTAGCTTTAGATGGCGATGCTAAAACACAAGTAGTAACTATGGAAGCAGGAACATCAAGCTCTTTAGTGAGTGGAGATCTAATAGTGCCGCATATATATGCAGCAACAGGAACTGGAACGTTTGACTTTAGAGGTGGTTTAACTTTCACATTAATAAGAGAATAAAAAAATGATAACAGAAATAATAAATAAATTATGTCCAACTACAATAATACTAAATGTAAGTGCGATCACCCTGAGTTTAACGAATGTGGAAACGAGCCTAAAAATTGTTGTTTACATTGTGACTGCGGTGTACACGATAATAAAGATTGCAAAAGAATTAAGCGACTGGAAGAAAACAAAATAGAGTTTAATATAAAACTAAACTACTTCGATATTTCAGAATTTGAATGTCCCTGTGAAAAAGGATCAGGTAAAAAAATGGATCTAAATTTATTAATGATCCTAGATAATATGCGACATAGAGCAAAAATACCTTTTAAAATTACATCAGGATATAGATGCCAAAAGTATAATGATACACTAAAAAACAGCTCTAAAAACTCCGCTCATTGTTTAGGAAAAGCCGTAGACATAGCTGCACCAACGAGTAAACAAAAATACTTAATAATTGAATCAGCTCTACATTTCGGCATACAACGACTGGGGGTGGGATCTAATTTTATACACATAGACATACAAGAGGAAAACGAAAAGCCAACGAAAGTAATATGGACTTATTAATTTTTTTTAACTTAAAACCAATTAAAATGAAAGAATTTATAATTAGTAAAATTTTATCATCAAAAAAAGTATGGATGGGAATCGCCTCCATAATAATACCATTAATAGCACGAGCTCTAGATGTGGATGAGGAAAGCATAAGCCAAATATGGTGGAGTTTAATCGCCATCCTGGGAGGACAATCTTTAGCAGATCTAGGAAAAGAAGCGAAAAAGAAGTAATGAATAAGCAATTCAGACCACGTCTAAGTCTGAAGGAAAATCGCTTTTTACAAGAATTCAGAAGGAAAAAGACAAACAGGCTGGTGGTGGGAGATATACATCTCCCATACACCCACCCAAGATACCTCCAGCACTGCATAGACACTTATCATAAATATGACTGTAATGCCGTAAGTTTTACAGGGGATATTATAGACTCGCATTTTTCGAGTTTTCACACTACAAACACAAACACACACGGAGCTAAGTATGAGCTAGATATGGCTATAAAGGAAGTAGCCAGCTGGCGTGAAGCATTCCCTGAAGCAACGATCACACTAGGAAATCACGATTTGATCATAGCCAGGAAAACTGAGGAAGCTGGAATAGATAAAAGATGGGTGCGTAAATTAAATGAAGTATTAGAATGTCCTCATTGGATATTTGAAGAACAATTCGTACACGATAATGTATTATATGTACACGGAACAGGATGCTCAGGAAAAGGAATAATGAAGCGAGTACAAAACTGGGGAACTTCGATGATCCAGGGACATATACATACCCAGGCATTCGTTGATTATACGGCAAGCCTTAGAGATCTTAAATGGGGAATGCAAGCACCCTGCGGAATTGATTATAAAAGCTTCGCTTTTTCTTATGCTAAATTTCATACGGCAAAACCGATCCTGGGATGTGCGGTAGTATTAGATAATGGGAAAATGCCGATCATAGAGCCAATGATCCTCACATAAAAAGAAACCTGGAGAAAAATCCCCAGGCTTCCAAACAAGATAAAAACTTCAACGAATTGAAATCAAACTGATGAGCAAAAATACATAATAAAAATGAATAAAAGTGCAACAATGCTACAATAAAAAAGGCAAAAAAAAGCACTTATTTATAGCCCAAAATAAAAGAATTTAGCTATTTATTCATAACTACCCCATTATCAATCAGTTAGCAATACAAATTAATTAAATAATAATGTTTAAAACCCTAGGTTATAGACAATAATGTGTTATATTTGAATCAACAAACAAAGATAAAAACTAAAAAAACTAAAAATGGAAAACATTATCTGCCTTAAATCTTTTAAAACACCTAAAGGTAAAAACTTTGAAAAAGGAAAAAAATATCCTTGTAAAATATATATGAATGAACTAACAGTATATGCAAATATATACTCAGATCTTGGAATAATATTTAGAAGTAATAAAAGTTTTAGTAAATATTTTAAATTTGATTAACAAAAGAGTAATAACTAAATTAAAGAGGGTGGAGTATCAATAGATGAACTAGGTGATTGATCACCTAAACTGGTGAGATACTCCTTCCTTTTTTTTTAACTAAAAAAACAAAAACAAATGAAATTAAACTACAACGATTGGATGTTATATATTTATAACACCTTAAACAAAAAGCCAGGACTAGATCCTGAAAGAGGACAAATAGGAAAGAGATCAATGAAGCAGATCCAAAAAGAGATTGATGACTTACGAGAGATAGATAGGATCATAAGCGAAAAAGTAAGATCACAATACACCATAAAAAAATGAGAAAAACTGCACACAAAGTGAAGGAGCTGCTGGAGGATGTTCCTTCTTTGAAGGATAGCGACACTAGGCTAACAACTCACATATGGTTTAGAGAATTAGAAGCAATGGGACTAGATCCATTCAACCAACCCATCACAACCTTTTTAAAATTATATGCAAAAGAAAAGCTAACACTTGCTCCGACAATTAAAAGAGCGAGAGCCAAACTGCAAGAGGAGAATCCAAGCCTTAGAGGAGAAAAATATAAACTTAGAAAAGGTGTGATCCAGGATCACTACAAAAAAGAACTTGGATATGAGTAAATATATAATAGAGGACTGGATAATGTATGATCGTAAATTAATAGGAATAACTAGCACCGATCCTGCTACAGGATTAGAATTTGCAGACATACAAGAAGAAGCCCATAGCATCCGAGTATTTGGAACAAAAGCACAGCTGAAAACCCTATCAATAGAATATAGTATAGATGAGTCGTATAGTTATGAGAAATTAGAATATGGTAGTTATTGGGAGGGAATATGTTTCAACGATGATCCACAAAGCCAAAAGCCGACACTAAAAGAATACAACGATCAATGGCAAAAAACTTATAAATACTACTTAAAAATATATAAACAGAAAAAGAATAAACCAATTAAAATAAAACTGATATGATAAATACAATAGTAATGATGAAACGAGAAAAGTATAAAGCAAAAAGAGTTAAACTTCTAGAGAGAAAAGAGGAGCTAGAAAATGAGGGTAAACATATAGAAGCCCTAGGATTAGAATTTGCTATAGATCAGATCCAGGAAACACTAACTGATTTATTAGATATGGAAAACGAAATAAAAAACTATGAAAGGCACACCGAAATGTGTGTTAATTTAATAACTAAAAATAATAAAAAAAATGGCATTAATTAAAAAAATTGATTACAAAGGTAACGAGTTTAATGATTTACATAAATATGAAATCGAACTCGAGGATAATGGAGAAAAAGTAATTGGAAACATTTTCAAGAAAACTGATAATCCATACTTTAAAGAAGGAGATGAAGTAGAATACACCCTCAACGATAAGGGAACGTTTAAATTGAATAAGCCAGGACAGACTCCTTATAATAAACAAAACACTACAAATAAGGGATCGTATAACTACAAAACCAACGAGGATGATGAAGCTAAAAGAATAGCAAGATCCGTAGCACTAAAACTAGCAGTACAATATGGCCCTTCATTAGGCATAACTTTTATGAAGGACATAGGAGCAATAGCTGATAGTTTCACTACTTATATTATTGAAGGAACTCTACCCTTCCCTTCAGGATCAGACAGAAAAGCTCTCACTCCAGCAGATGTAAAACAAGGCGAAAACGATCCATTTTAATGAATAAGACAATAGAAATAGCTAAATGCACCCTCGCTGATATGTTCAATATCAGGAGGGAGCAATTAGACTATAGAACCAGGACAAGAGAAGTCATAGAAGCGAAAAGATTTCTTATTTATTTTATGGTAAATGAACTAGGGATTAAATTCTTATACGTTCCTAAATATTTAAAAAGTATAAAAAGCCACGCTACGGCTATGCATCATTATTATAAACTAAAAGGATTGTTTGAAATGAAGCACGAAGCCAAAACCAAGGCTAAATACCTACAATTTAAAAATCAAGTGGTAGAAAAAGGGATGGATAAATTAGAGCGTGAACTTTCAAAACAAATAGAATTAAAAAAAGTAGTCAACTGGAATATAAAACAATTAAAAAGAATGATGGATGATGGATCAGAACAATGAAAAGCCGACATTTTATGCGATCATACCTGCAAGGGTAAGATATGATAAAACACTAAAGCCAAATGCAAAATTATTATATGGAGAAATAACAGCACTATCAAGCAAGGAAGGATACTGCTTTGCTTCTAATAGATACTTCTCAAATTTATATGAAGTAAATAAAAATACAATTTCAAGCTGGATCTCAGATTTAAAAAACAAAGGATATATATCGGTGCAGATCATAAAAGAAGGAAACGAAGTAATCGAAAGAAGGATAGGTATAAATGAAATAATGGATACCCCTCACCATCAAAAGCCGAAAGATATTAATACAAGAATTAATACTACAAATAATAATATTATCTTAAGAGAGGAAAAATTTAAAAATGATATTTCATTATTAGAATTTGATATTAATATAAAAAAACAATTCTTTGATTATTGGAAAGAACCGAATAAGAGCAAAACAAAGATGAGGTGGGAAATTGAAAAGACCTGGGACTTAAACGCAAGAATGCACAGATGGAAACGCAACCAACAAAAATGGGATAAGCCAAGCAAGAAACCTACCTCATTAAAAAATAAACTCGACACTTTCAACAAGGCAAAACAAATGATGGATCAAATAAATAATAGATGAAAATACTTAATTTATATGCTTGTTTAGGTGGTAACAGATACAAATGG